AGCCGAGCATTCCAAGAACAAGACCGAGGCGAAACGCGCCCGCTTGGCTGAAACACTCAAGCACATGCGAAAGAAATAGGATGTGGCCTTCCTTGACAAGTTCAGGGATGAACTAGGCTGGATTACCCTACAGACCAACCGGGAATATCATATGGGTTTGAAACTTCAGGGCCTCGCCGCCAAGTATGCGAAGTTCGCGCACGATGCCGAGTTCGAGGCGGAAATGCTGGACTCCAAGATCGAAGGAGCAGCGGCTAAAATGCCGGCCGTGTTTTCAGGGGCTCACACAGCTTTTGACGCTATGGCACGAAATGTTGATGGCATTGAAGCAGCCTTCAAGGCGGTTGAATCAGTGACCAATGGTGGGCCTGCGCTGGTCCCTCCCAAGGAGCCGCAGTCCTCCTAAAAGGCACGTTATCATTGCTCACCAATGCACAAGTGATCGATCACCGCCTCGCCTGGATGGCGCGGGATAATCCGAACAAGGTCTGCACCCGGATTTATCACGGCGATCTCGTCACCGCAGCGGCGGCACTGGACAGGCAGGGCATGAGAATCGTGGAAGTCGCGCGGCTGATGAGAAACGGTATTGATTTTGCATTTGGACGTGGCGCATGATGCTTAAATATTATGATCCGTCGATTGATGAGTACCGCGATGCTACACAGGAAGATATTGACATACTTGTGAAGGTGGCAATGTGTTTTGGTGAGACCATCGCTATCTTGCGGAAGATCACAGATAGGCCGGCGATTTTAGATCGTGCCGAGTATGCTAAGATGCTTCGCCGGATGCTTGACGCATGACCACCCAGCTCATTCGCATGATGGCGAAGGAAATAGCCGGCGAAGTATATGACGGACAGCATTTTCCATTAAGCGAGCGTTTTCGGGTCGAGAATCCAGACCAGCGCGTTTTCGTTGCCTATCATTGGCCGCACTACGTCAATGAAGCAAAGAGCCGCATGATCAAAATGCTTGCCCATCCGGCCGTCACGCAGAACGAAAAAGACGTGATTTTGGAAGAACTGATCGAACATGCAGAGCGGTCAGAAAGCCCTCATGCCAAGCAGCTCTTGCAGGTTAGTTTACAGCCGCGCGAGCGTGAGGACATCAAGCATGTCGATAATAACCCGGAACTGAGAACGGTAGGGGCGTAGATGATCATTTGGTTCGGGCTTATAGCCGGTCTTGCCATGAGCGTATTTTCCTGGTGGAGCGGCGCATATGTCGGCGTCTGGTTTGCTGGAATTGGAGTCGGCTGGACACTGGCATTTGCCACCATGCATCCGTGGGTAGCAAAAATGGAATGGAAACAGGATGCCAGCTAAAAAGAAATCCGGCACCTCGATTGTCAAGACCTCGCCTGCGGTATGGGCCGGCGTGGACAGCTTTCGCGCCGAGGATGATCACCGCACCATGACCAAGGCGGGTGAGATCAAGGCGGATCGCGAGCGCATGAAGGCGGTCAAGGACCACCACAAGAAGATTAGCAAGAACATGGAGAAAGTTTGCAAGTGACGGACAAAGAAACTCAGCCCGAATTAGCACTGGACCCCGCTGAAATCGCCGCCCATGGCGATCCAGATTTCGAGGCATTGCCCGATCCAAAGGCCGTTGTTAAGGACGAACCGCAAGACGATCCGAACGATATCAACGGCGCGGTCGATTCGGGCGAACCGGAAGACGATCTGGTCAAGGCCGAAATTGAAGAGCCAAAAGTCGAAGTCAAGGAAGAACCCGACGATCCCAAGGCCGAACTGGAACAGCTCCGCAAGACCACCAAGGCCCTTGGCAAGCGCGTAAGTGTCCTGTCCAAGGAAAAGCGGGAGTTGTCTAGCAAGCTACAGGAAACCATCAAGGCCGTTCCGCAGGAACCGGCCGATGCCGATCCAGCGCCGCAACGCGAGGACTTCAAGTCCAAGGCCGAATTTGAGGTAGCGGTTCGGGCCGAGGCCGCCCGCATTCGCGCCGTGGAAGACTTCACGTCCAAATGCAACTCGGTCGAAGCCGCCGGCTCCAAGACCTTCGGCGACAAGTGGGGCAAGGCCAAGGCTGATCTGGCCATGCTGGACGATCAGGGCCGTATCCCGCTCGATCTGCTCAACGTTGCACTTGAAACCGACGACCCCGCAAGAGTGCTGTTTGTTCTCGGAAACGACATTGAGAGGGCCACGGAACTGATGGGCATGACCCCCATTAAAAGGGCAATTGCCATGGATAAGATTGCCACCAGTAAGCCGGCCGAACGCTCGCAGTCCAGAACCCCGGCACCGATTGAACCGCTGGGCGGACGGGGTGCGAGCAATGATCGTCCGTCTGATCGGGATTCCGATGAGGAATGGAATCGCAAGGAAGCCATTCGCGAACGGCGGGTGGCGGAAGAGCGCAGGAAACTTCGGGGATATTGAGTGAGGCCCTTCGGGGCAAGCCGAGATCGAGGCTATAAACTTCGACGTAGCGACCGCACGTATTCAAATCGCAGCTAGTGCATCTGCCCCTGTACCTTGGGTCAAAGCGAACTATTCGCCCGCAACTCCTCACGCTCGGGCGGTGAGGAATTCACAAATCCCCTTCACATCTCCGCACGCTTAGAGGGCGTTCGCGGACCTATGCCCCGAGGCACAAATGGCCAATACACTTCTCACGCGGCTTGAGATCACCCGCAAGGCGATCCGGCTGTTCACCAACTCCAACGAATTCATGAAGTCCATCGATCGTCAGTACGATCCGCAGTTCGCTCAGACCGGCGCCAAGATCGGCGCAACCCTGCGCGTTCGCCTGCCCAACGACTACACCGTGACCGATGGTCCGGGTCTATCCTTGCAGGATACCGCAGAACAGCAGACCACGCTGACCGTGGCTACCCAGCGTCACGTCGATACTGGCTTTACCACGGCGGAAATGGCGCTGTCCTTGGACGATTATTCCGAGCGCATCACCAAGCCGAAGATGAATAACCTTGGCGGTAACGTTGCCAAGACCATCATGCTGGCGATCGGTGAGACCGCTGCGAACGCCAATGCCAACTTCAACGGCACCGCGATCATCTCCCCGAATGCGAATACGTTCGTAACGGCAGGTGCGATTCTGGACGACAACTCAGCCCCGATGATGGGCACCAAGGGTGATCGCAAGATCGTCAATGACCCATGGACCGATTCGCGCACCTCGACTTCGCTTCAGGGCTTGTTCAACCCGGTTGCGCGTATCTCCGAGCAGTATGAGTATGGCTCGGTCAAGCAGGCGCTTGGCTTTAGCTGGATGCGCGACCAGACCGTCATCAAGCACACCGCCGGCACGTTTACCGCCGGCACCGTGAATGGTGCGGGCCAGTCCGGCAATACTCTGGTGACGAATGCCATCACCGGCACTTTGAACCAGGGCGACATCATCACCATTGCCGGCGTCACCGCCGTCAACCGCGTCACCAAGCAATCAACCGGCATGTCCCGCCAGTTCGTTGTGACCGCAAACGTGCTAACCGCCGCGACCTCGATCCCGATCTATCCGGCGATTGTGGCGCAGGGCGTAGGTGGCGTGGACTCGCAGTATCAGACCGTTGTGTCTGCGCCTGCGGACGCTGCGGCGATCTCGCTCTATACGGCGGCCTCTGCGGTCTACCGTAAGTCGCTGGCCTATGCGCCGGAAGCCATCACCATGGTTACGGCGGATTTGTACATGCCGACCCGTGGCGTGATCGACTCGGCACGCGCTCAGTTCGATGGCGTGTCGATGCGTTCGATCTCGGCCTACCTGCCGGGTTCGGATCAGGCGATCAACCGCGACGACGTACTGTTCGGTCAATTGTCGATTAGACCTGAATGGATCGTCGGGGTCTACGATGCCATCTAGTTGATTTTGTTCAACTATTAACAACGCGGGCGGGGGATTGTCTCCCGCTCGCTTTTCTATGGAGTGACTATGCCTCGTTTAGCAATTCCCGATTTCGGTATGGAATATCCTGAGTACGAATACCGGGCGTGGCCCAAATACGTGGGCCTTGATGAAGAGGGCTTGGCACTGATTGCCAAGGATCAGGCCGAGTTCAACCGCTTCAAGGAGATCGCCGTTTTCCCGAAGTCTCTTGGCAAGGATCGTGACGGCAAGGAACTGATCGCACAGAACAAGCGCGATGAGGAATGGCTGAAGGGCAAGGTTGTCAAGACTGAGAATGCTCTGACCGAGGAACAGCCCGTTCGTCGCGGTCCAGGCCGACCCCGTTCCGAGGCGGTCTGATGCCAACCGGCACGGATATCTGCACGACGGCCCTGTTACGGGCTGGCGTATTGGGCGTTGGAAACCCTCCTTCCGCCGACCAGATTTCCCGTGCGCTGATCCTGTTGAATGACATGCTGGCGCTGTGGTCCTCCAAGCGCTGGCTGAACTATGCCGAGATCGACCATCTGGTTACAGTTACAGGCCAGCAGTCCTACACCATTGGGCCAGGTGGAGATATTCCAGTCACCGCGCGGCCGGATCGCATCGAGTATGGCTTTATCCGGCTGCTCAATTCCGGCAACAGCCTGCCGGTTGATATTCCCTTGCGTCAGATCATGTCGCATGAGGATTACAGCCGGGTAACGCTCAAGACACTCAAGACCCTGACCGACTCGTTCTTTTACGACTCCAATTTCCCGCTGGGCACGATCTATCCGTTGCCTGTTCCGAATATCGTTGGTCAATACGAGTTGCATTTCGGGACGCGCGTAATCTTGCCGGTCCTTGTGACGCCAGCCACCAACATCAGCCTTCCCCCGGAATACACCTACGCGATGCGCTGGAACATGGCGAGCGAATGCCGCGCGGAGTGGCGTCTACCGATGGCGCCCGACATCGAGGCCAAGGCCAAGGACGGCCGCGATACAATCCGATCCGGCAATGTGCAGGTGCCGTCATTGTCAATGCCTGCGGGCATGGGAGGTAGTAACGGCGGATTATACAACCCATTTTCAGATAGCGTCACCAACGTTCCATGACGCGCATTCCGCTTACGTCAGGGGCGTATCAATCCCGCTCTTTGATCGCCAATGCTCAAAAAAGTTTCAACCTCTATCTGGAAGCTAATCCGCCCGAGACCAATCCGCCTGTACCGTTCACGCTTTATCCAAGGCCGGGATTAAGACTGATCCAGAAATGCCCCACCTTCGGGATCGGGCGTAACGTCTACTGCGACTCCCAGGGAAATGGGTACATGGTCGCGGGGCAGACGGTTTACTACATCGATCCGAACTTCAATCTGCAAGCGTTGGGTATCATCGCGCCGGGCACCTCGATCATTTCGATGGCGGATAACGGCGTCACCATCCTGTTCGTGGACGGCACCACGGCCGGCTATACCATCGACATTCAGTCGAAGGCGATGGCGGCGATCAGTGATCCGAATTTCTCGGGAGGAAATTGGGTCAACTATATCCGAACGGTGTTTGCGCTCAATCATCCCGGTACGCGCGAGTTCTATATTTCCGGCTCCAATGCGGTGACGTGGGATGGTCTTGACTTCGGCATCAAGACCTCTAGTGCCGATCCGCTTGTTGCCTCGGTGGCCTTGAATGACCAACTCTGGCTTTTGGGTACCAAGAAAGGCGAGGTCTGGTACTTCTCCGGGGACGTAAATTTTCCGTTCCAGCAATTGCCCAACGTGGTGATCGAGCATGGCGTGGCGGCGACCTATTCCATCGGGCAGTCCGACAAGTTCCTGTTCTGGCTGACGGCGGACAAGGACGGCAAGCCATGGATCGCGCAGGGCGCGGCGGACTATTCGGTTGTGAAGGTCTCGACCTTTGCGATCGATAATGAAATTCGCTCTTACGTGCGCTGGAATGATGCGGTTGGTTACTGCTACCAGATTATGGGGCATCTGTTCTATCAGATCGATTTCCCCTCGGCTGACAAAACGTGGGTGTTCGACAAATCCAACAATCAATGGAACCAATATTCCTCGATTGACATCAACGGAAACCATCACCGGCTGAACGGGTTTCTTTCGGCCTATATGTATAATACCAACGTGATGATCGACTGGAAGACCGGCGATCTCTACGCCTTCGATCCCGATACCTTTACCGACAACACATTCCCGATTGTCTGCATCCGTGGCTTTCCGCATGTCGGGTCCAACGGCAACGAGGTCTCCTATCCCGGCTTCATGGCAGATATGGAGGTCGGCGAGGTGCCGGACATGCTACTGGACGATGATGGCTCGTTGACGACATCGCCGTGGAGCAGCGGGTTTAGTCCCGCCTTCGGGCCGTTTCTTCAAGAGGGTGTGCCCATTATTACCATGCGCTTTTCCAATACCAGGGGCGCATCGTTCGGTAATAAGCGCCCGCGTTCGTTGGGAACAACCGGGCAATACGCGCAAATCCTGAAATGGGATTCCTGCGGGATAGCCAGGGACGGCGTGTTTGAACTTGAGTTCGCGGTTCCCTGCAAGACTGCTTTGAATGGTGCATTTCTCTGGCCTGAGCCAGAGCAGGCTGAAACCTAATGGCTGCTTTCACCAGCAACCCGACCTTTGGATTACCGAGTAATACGCTTCCGCTGAGCGGCACGGAAATCATTGCCTCGATCTGGTATCAGTTCTTTGTGCGGCTTTCGCAGCTCTCCGCAGAGCGGCCCATTGCGACTATCGCAGTCGGGACATCACCGTTTGTCTATACCGCCTTCACGATCGGCAATGTGTTTATCTCGGGCGGCATGGTGTCGGATATCGAACTGACCCGCAGCGGCGTGTCGCTGGCATGCCCCGAGAATGTTTTCATCCCGGTGGCGGCCAATGACACCGTGACTATTACCTATACAGGTTTGCCAACCATGACCTTTGTTCCGAGTGCCCGAGGATGATGGAATCCGATCAGGTCGCGTTCACGCAAGCATTCTCGAAATGGTTCAAGGGCAATCAAACCGCGATGCGGTTCTGCGCCGATGTGCTGGAGATTGCCCACCTCTGGGACGATCTGGTTGACCAAGACGTAGTTGAACCCGTCGATGCGGACAAGACCTTTCGCAAGGTGATGCTGGAATTGCCGGCCAATGAGTTCTATCGCGCCAATTTCGCCTTTCTACATCCGGTCATGGTCATGGTCTGGGCGCAATGGGATGCCGCAAACCGGATGGAAGCCAAGCCACAAACGAATGACTTGCCTAAGACCTACATGCTGCGCGCCTCCTTGTATCAACTGTTTCATGCCTGCGCGGTGTTGTGCGGCGGTCTCGATTGGGCGGCGGAAGTCGGCCCTGACATCTATCGTCTCTATGGCGAGGAATTGAATGCCTGATCCAATTACAGCGGTATTGGCCGGCTCGGCTATTCTTGGGGCTGGAGCTAATATTTTCGGCGCGCAATCGGCTGCCGATGCTCAAAAGCAAGCTGCAGCACAAGCCAATGCGGCTGTGTTGCAGCAGCAACAGCAGGGCTTGGCGGCGCAGAAGGGCTATTTCGATACCGGCAATGCGCCGTTGTCCACGATCGCCAACAAGGGGGTCGGCGATTATACCAACCTTGAGGCGGCAATTCCGGGTCTGACTGCACCGATCACGATGGATCAAAAGACGCTGGAAGCCACACCGGGTTATCAGTTCAATCTCTCGCAGGGCGAGCGCGGCGTATCTCTTGGAGCCGCAGCAGCGGGCCTTTCCGGGGCGCAGGCCAAGGCGGCGGCGAAATACGCAACGGGCTTGGCGGATTCGACCTATCAGAACCAGTTCAACAACGCCAATACCAACAAGCAGAATGCCTATAACTTCCTCCTGGGGACGGCGAATCTGGGAACCAGCGCGGCCGGTCAGTATGGCCTCAACGCGACGGCGGCCGGTAACGCCGATATCAGCAATTCGCAGCAGGTCGGCAGCAACATTTCAAGCAACACCATCGGTGCCGGCAATGCACAGGCGGCGGCCGATATCGCCACAGGAAAGAATATTAGCAACGCTTTAACTGGCAGTGCTGGAGCGTTTGCGGGCGGCGGATCGAATCCATTTGGAAATTATGGCATGTATGGCGCGGTCGGTAGCGGCAATCCTGCGACCACGATCAATTATGGCGGCAACTCTTATCCGGCTTACTCCTGATGGCTGAAGTCGATACCTCAATCTATAATAATGCCGTTGCCGAAAACCCGCTGGACATGGCGGGCAAGGTCATTGACTACCGCAACAAACTGCTTGCTAACCAGCAGGGTCAACAGCAGGTTCAGCAGAACCAGATCAAGCTTGCCACCGAGCGGTTTGCCAATATCAACAATGCCGCGTCCGGTCTGTTGCAAGACCCTGACTTGGGAAAAAAGGACGTAACCGGCAAGCTCTGGGACGTGCTTGGCAGATTGACCAAGGGCGATGCGATGTCGGCGCAGCACGCCGTCCAGTTCATGAATCAATTTCCGAGCGGAAATACGCCGCAGGCTCTCGCTCAACAGCGTCAGGCTATTCAAGCTGTCCATGCTCAGACCTTGGATGCATGGCAGAAGGGCCAAGCCTATCTCGGCCAGACCGAGGGCATCAGCACGGGTGGCGGGACCAAGTTCATTGGTGCGCCGGCATTCGGTGGCACCCCCCAGGATCGCGGCTTTATCCCGAACACGCTGCAGCCCAGCACGCAACAGGTCAATCCCGACCTGTCGCAGAGTTATGTCGGCGGTGCCGGCAATCCGCCCATCCAAGGGCCGTCCATGCCAGCGGTCAATGGGGCACCGGCACGGGCCGTAGTGCCGTCTACGCCGAGGGTGGTCGGCGATCAGGAGGCCATCAATCGAGGGCTGTATCCGGCTCCAAGGATAGCACAGGCCGCTCCGATCAAGGCCGCTCCAGCGCCGGGCGAAGCCGAGGCATTACAGGGCTCCGCTCATGCCTATACGGACGCCATGGCGGCGGCCGGCAAATATGCCCAGCGCGTCAACCCGTTGCGTCAAGCCATTCCATTGCTTGAAGGCATGAAAGAAACCGATATCGGACCTTCATCGGATCGCTGGAACGATATCAAATCCACCGCGCAAACTCTTGGTGCGGGGACGCTTGCCGGCATCGATCCTGAGAAGATCAAGAATTACAACGAACTCAAGAAATACTTTTCGCAATATACCTCGCAGGCGGCGGCCACGCTTGGCCCCAAGACCAATGACGGCCTTGCCACGGCAGTTACGTCCAATCCTAACATTCACATGGACAAGCTTTCGGCAACCGACCTGTCCAAGATGGCGTTGGGTGCGGAGCGTATGCAGCAGGCCGGAGCCAGCGAATTTGACCAGTTGGTTCGAAGCGGGCAGGCCAAGCCGGGCGATTTCAATCATTTCATGCTGGACTGGAGTACACAGCAAGACCCGCGCGCCTTCGTCTATGACATCATGGACAAGAAGGCTCAAGATGCCGTGAAGAAACTACCTCCAGCCGAGCGAGCCAAGGTCGCCAATGGAATGCGGATTGCCGAGAAGTGGAAACTTCTAGGGGACGTGCATCGTGAGTGACGACTCCGATATCTTCGATAAATATTCGCGGGACAGGAAGCCGGACGACACAACGGACGCGACGACTCCTGATCCGAATGACGCGCTGTTCGACAAGTACGAGCGCGACGATACCGAGATGATCCGGGAAAAGGGCAAGCCCACCCGCGTCATCATGCACATGGATCAGCCGCGCGGTGATGTGGCGGATATGTCCGGCTTCAACAATCGGCTGGCGAGCGATGTCCCTATTCTGGGACCATTGTTCGACAAGGCCACCGCTGCCACGGGCGCGGCCATTGCACCTGTCACCGATCTGATCCGACAGGCGCAAGGCCAGCCGCCGCAATATGCCGACACCAGTTTTGCGGATCGCTATAATAACAATCTGCAAATGCAGACCCAGCAGAACGATCAATACGCACAAGCCCATCCGGTAGCGGCCACGGCGGCCGATGTAACCGGAGCGGGCATGTTGTTGGGGCCTGTCGCTCAAACGCCCATCGGCGCGCGTATGCTGGGTATGACCGGCAACGCTTTGGGATCGCGGGTCTATCAGGGCGCGGCCGGGGCCGGGGCTATCGAGGCCACGAACCAACTGCTTAAAGGCAATAATCCCACCAACCAAGGCTTTTTCGGTCCCGTTCCGCTCGCCATGGTTGGTGGTGCTGCGGCACCTATGTTGGGCGAGGCGGTTTCATCCGGCGGCAACAGCCTGATGAATATGCTGCCTCGTAAAACCGGGCCACTGGCTGGCGTCAATTCGGTCGGACGCAATATGCTGACGAATGCGGTAGATGGCGAAACCCCGGCATCGGTCGCAGAGGCGCAGCAACGGTTTGGACCATCGGGTATGCTGGCCGATGTCAACCAAGGCACTACGGACCTCGCTGGTGGGCTTGCGGATGTACCGGGCGCACATAAGCAGGTAGTCCGGGAAGCCTACCGGGAACGCGCGGGAGACCAGAAGGGGCGCATTCTACAGAGCCTCGACCAGAACACCGTTCCGCAGGTGGATATTGCCAAGTTGGGTCGCCTGATCGACCAGGATCAGAAGACGCTTTCCAAACCGTTGTATGACAAATTCCGCACCTTGCAGGTCCACCCCACGCCGGAAATCAAGGCGCTGATCCCGCGCCTTGAGGCAGCGGGCGCTTTTAACAAGGCGGAAGAGATCGCCGGTATTTCCGGCCGCCCCTTTGAGAAGAATTTCTTCACTGGCGGATCGCAAAAGTCCTATCCGACCACGGAAGCATGGGATTTGGTCAAGCGTTCGCTCGATAGCCGGATCAGTGCGGCCTTGGATGCGACCAAGCCTGACAAAAACGTCGCGTCCGAGTTGCTGAAACTCAAATCTGACCTGATCGGGGCAATCGACAAGTCGAATGCAGGCCCAACCTACAAGGCCGCCCGCGAGAAGTTCGCAGAATACGCCACCTTGAAGGAGCAAATGAAGGAGGGCGGCAAGACTTGGGAGCGCTCCAACACGGCGGATGAACTAAAGCATGAAATTTCACTGCTGACCCCGTTTGAAGTGGCTGCACGGCGCCAAGGCGCTCGGGATGCGGTCCAGAACATCATTGAAAACAGCCATCTTGGCGACACCACGGCGCGAAACAAGCTTTTGACCGATGCCGGGCAGAAGAAATTGGCTATTTTGTTCGGTGACAAGCGCGCGGACAAGCTGGTTGGCGATTTGAAAGCCGAATTGAACATGTCGGCCAAGAACAACGAGGTTGTCGGCGGTTCTCCCACCTCGGGCAAGCAGGCGCGGCGCGATATGACGTTGCCGCCGAAGGTAGAACGCGGTTATTTCGGCAATCTTGACTTTACCAAGCCGTCTTCGCTGATCCCGGACTGGATGACGCCCCACGCGATCATGGAGGGTTCTTCGGCGGCTCGATATGCAAACGCTCACTCTCAGATTGCGCCTCTATTAACTCGTAAAATGGGCGATCCGGACTTTGACGCGCTTGTAAAAGAACTTCTTCGAGAGAGGGAAGGCGCGGCTCTGCGGCAGCAGCGTCTAGGCCGAATGGGTCGGGGTGCGACTCTCGCCATAAACGCCATTGCTCCGCCGCTTCGTAACCGGCTGCTTCCCGCGCCCGCCATTCGATAACCGCCCGCCAAATCCCTTCGGCAATCGATATGCCGAACAAAGCCAACAGCCACTTCATTCCGGAAATCTCATGATGCAAATCAGGAGCCGCATCGCTGCGGCCTTCCTTGCCATTCTAGCATGTTCGGGCGCAATTGTCCCGGTCAATGCCGGTACTTTGTTACCGAATGGCGAGCAGCAATTCTGGACGGCTGACGGCACGCAACCGTTGGCGGCCGGTTGCGTGGCGTTTTACATACCGGGCACCCTTTCACCAAGAAATACTTATCAGAACTCTGCTCAGACCATCACCAACACCAACCCGGTTCAGCTGGACGCGGCGGGCCGGGCGATCATCTACGGCACCGGCACTTATCGCCAGATCGTCTCAGCAGTAGGACCGGGCGGTGGCTGCGCTCCGGCCGGCGCGCAAATCTGGGATCAGCTAACCGAATCGACGGACTCGACTACCACGATCTTTGCCGGCGCCTCGGCAGGAACGCCTAACGCCATTACCGTCAATGCCCCGGCCTTTTCCGGGATCGATGGGCAGGTCATCAACTATATCTCGACCAATACCAATACGGGCGGCGCCACGCTCAACCCATCTGGATTCGGCGCGGTCGAGATCGTGCGGGATTCGGCGACGGGTCCGGGGGCGCTGACTGGCGGTGAACTGGTCGCCACCAACGCGGTCTCCGTCATCTACGACGCCACGGCGGGAACGTTTCATATCCTTTCACCTGTCACATGGCCGAATACGGCGGGTGTTCCGGTCGGAACCGTCATTCCGGTAGCCGGCTTTACCGCTCCGGCCAACTATGCCTTTGCCTACGGTCAGGAGATCAATCGCGTCACGTTCTCAAGTCTGTTCAATGCGATTACGTCGTCGCAAACCGGATCACTTTCCAGCGGCAGTCCGACGATCACGGGTCTATCGGATACAACCCAGTTTGCCAGGGGCCAGCCTGTTGAATCTGTCGGCATCCCGAACGGGACGACGCTACTAAGCTGCACGGCAAGTACCTGCACGATGACCGCCAATGCCACCACCACCCGTTCAGGAACGGTGACGTTCTTTGCCTACGGTGACGGGGATGGGGCAACCACATTCAATCTGCCTGATTATCGCGGCAAATCCCTCGCTGGCAGAGACAACATGGGGGGCACTGCTGCCAACGTTTTACAGGTTACAGCGGCTCTGACCACCACGAACGGGTCTGCGACTGCGACGGTTTCATCAGCTACTAATCTCGCCATAGGGATGGTCGTTGCGGGCAATCCCAATGTTCCGAGCGGAACGGGTATTTCCAATATTTCTGGCACCACCATTACATTATCGGCACTTGCCACGGGCACCCAATCTGGAATCTCAACCCGGTTCTCTTCAGTCCGAGATGCACAGGGACTGGGAGCCCCCGGCGGTTCTCAGGTGGGTACTCTCGTAGTAGCCAACCTGCCGCCCTATACGCCGTCGGGTGGTGTTGGCGTCACCATATCTGGCGGCACGTTTGGAGGGTCTGATCCGGCTGGCGCGAGCATCGGCACGGGTGGCGCGACTCCAACGGTAAAGAATAACGTGGCTATCGCTGCATCGGCCTCATTCACTGGCACTCCACAAGGCGGCACAAGCATTCCAGCCTCGGTCGTCCCGCCCGTTTCAATTGTCAATTGGGCGGTGAGACTCACGCCATGAAACTTAAAGCCATATTGATCGCCCCGCTTCTGGCGGGGTTTTTTATTGCCCCCGCCTATGCCCAGAAGACCAAGGCGCAGCTTTCGACTGAGATCACCACCACCTACCCCGATAACACAACGGGCCTGATTACGCCCCTTGGCGTTCGAACTTACGAATCCGATGTCATCAACTCGATCATGCCGACCGCTCCGGTTGTGTCGGGAAATCTTGCCTGTTTCGATGGCATTACGGGATTGTTGAAGGATTGTGGCACGGCGCCGACTACCAATCCGCTTATCGTGGGTACGACGCCGATCAATGGCGGTGCCACCACCAACGTTCTGTTCGATAATTCCGGCGTACTCGGCGAGTATGGAATAAGCGGTTCCGGCAACGTCTGCATGACGATCTCATGCGTGATGACCAC